GACAAAATAAGCCGTGTAAACTCTATTGCAGACCTATTTGCCTCTGGGGTTGTATGGTGTCCCACAACACGCTGGGCAGATGAGGTCATGGAAGAAATGGCTGCATTTCCCTATGGGGATAACGATGACTTGGTTGACTCCAGCAGCCAAGCCTTAATGCGGTTTCGGCAGGGTGGCTTTATTCAGATTGCCTCAGATGAGGAAGATGAACCGCCCGTCTTTCGGCGTAAATACGAATATTACTAAGGATACCCAATGGCTAATTTTGATAAAAGTTTGTACCAAGCCCCTGCTGGGCTTGAAGAATTGGCAAAAGCAGAAGAAGGAATTGAGATTGAAATTGTCGATCCCGAGGCAGTGAATATTCACATGGACGGAATTGATATTTCCATTGAACAGGGTGATGAAGAATTTGGTTTAAACCTTGCAGAAGAGATGGACGAGGGTGAGATGTCTTCCCTTGCAGGAGATCTGGACGGGGATATCTCAAACGACAAAGGTAGCCGCAAGGATTGGGAGAAAGCCTATGTAGAAGGTTTAAAGCTACTGGGTCTTCAGTTTGAGGAACGCACAGAGCCTTGGTCAGGCGCTAGTGGGGTATTTCATCCGATGATCACCGAGGCAGTGGTCAGATTCCAATCAGAAAGTATTACCGAGATGTTCCCGGCCCAAGGGCCAGTGCGGACAAAGATTATCGGAGAAGAGACCCCGGAGAAGAAAGAAGCTGCTGTTCGTGTTGAGGATGACATGAACTATGAACTCACAGAGGTGATGAAAGAGTTCCGCCCAGAGATAGAACGCATGCTTTGGAGTCTTCCTGCCACAGGCTCTGCATTTAAGAAGGTTTACTTTGATCCCAACTTGGGACGGCAAGTATCCATGTTTATCCCCGCAGAGGACATTCTTCTTCCGTATGGAACGACAGATCTAGATACCTGCTACCGCCTGACCCATGTCATGCGCAAGACTAAGAATGAGATCATTAAATTACAACAAGCAGGTTTCTACCGGGACATAGACCTACCAGATCCCGGCAAAGAGCAGGACAACATTAAGAAAGCCAAAGACAAAGAGACCGGATTCAGTGATTTAAACGATGACCGCTACACCATTTATGAAATTCATGCAGACCTAGACCTGCCGGGATTTGAGGATGAGGAGGATGGAGAGCCTACAGGAATAGCCCTTCCCTATGTGGTCACCATGATCAAAGGCAGTAACGATGTTTTAGCTATCCGTAGAAACTGGAATGAAGATGACCGTCTGCGTTTAAAGCGCCAGCATTTTGTCCATTACCAATACATCCCCGGCTTTGGTGCTTATGGATTTGGACTGTTCCACCTTATTGGTGGATTTGCAAAATCTGCAACCAGCATCATGCGCCAGCTTATCGACGCAGGAACCCTTTCTAATCTTCCGGGCGGTCTGAAGTCCCGTGGGCTAAGGATTAAAGGAGATGACACACCCATTCAGCCGGGTGAGTTCCGTGACGTAGATATCGGCTCTGGAGCCTTGAGGGACAACATCCTTCCTCTCCCTTATAAGGAACCAAGTCAGGTTCTGGCAAGTCTTCTTGGGACTATTGTTGAAGAGGGACGCAGATTTGCCGCTACAGCAGACATGAACATCAGCGACATGTCTGCTCAAGCTCCGGTAGGAAGTACCTTGGCTCTCCTAGAGCGCCAATTAAAGGTGATGACCGCCATCCAAGCCCGTCTGCATTACACGTTTAAACAAGAACTGGGCCTTCTTGCGGAGATTATTAAGGACTATACAGATCCTGACTATGACTACAAGCCGGAAAAAGGCGACAAGAGCGCCAAGCGAGAAGACTACGACTATGTAGAGATCATCCCCGTATCTGATCCCAACGCAGCTACCATGAGTCAGCGTGTGGTTCAGTATCAGGCCGTCATCCAAATGGCCCAGATGGCTCCGGATATCTATGATCTTCCACAGTTGCACCGCCGGATGTTGGAAGTCTTGGGAATTAAAAACGCAGATAAGCTTGTAAAGCTCCCAGAAGACCAGAAGCCAATGGATCCTGTCTCGGAGAACATGGCAGTCTTAAGAGGAGAGCCGGTAAAAGCTTTCTTCTACCAAGACCATGAGGCTCACTTGAAGGTACACATGTCCTTCATTCAAGACCCAATCTTGACCCAAACCATAGGTCAAAACCCCCGTGCGCCACAAATGCAAGCTGCAATGATGGCCCATATTTCTGAACACATTGCGTTTAAATATCGTGGGCAGATTGAACAACAAATGGGCATTTCTCTACCTCCGCAGGACGAACAACTGCCACCACAGATTGAGATTGCATTGTCTTCAATGATGGCTCAGGCGGCACAACAGGTTCTTGAACAGAGTAAAAGTCAAGTATCTCAACAGCAATCCCAGCAACAAGCCCAAGATCCAATTGTTCAAATGCAGATGCAAGAACTACAGATCAAGCAGGGAGAATTGCAGCTTAAAACCCAAGAAGCACAACAGAAATTCCAAATTGAGCAAGCTAGATTGGATTTGGATAACAAACGTTTAGCAGCAGATTCAGCTAATAAGGCAGATCAAACTACCTTGAAGCGGGAAACTGTTCAAGCGGAAATGCAACTTGAAGGAACCAAAGTTGGTGCGCAAATAAAAGCGGATCAGGAGCGACAATCCTTTGAGCAACAACACGCCGGATTAAAACTCGGCGCAGAGGTCTCTAAAAATAATAGAGATCAAGCCCTGTCTGCATTGCAGGCAGCAGAAAAACCAACTGGTGAATAACTATGGTTCAAGACTTCGCACGCGTATTGCGCGAACAAATACGCAAGGACATGAACAATTATGCGGACGATATGGCTGGTGGGGCCTGTCGTACCTTTGAAGAGTATCAAAAACTATGCGGTGTTATTCAGGGCCTAGCCACCGCAGAGTCCTACCTTTTGGCCCTGCTTAAGAAAGTTGAACAATCAGATGAGTGATCTTATTCTGCCTCTGGGAGTTACTCTTCCAAAAAACATTCAGCCTGCTGAAAAGCCGGATGAAACTGCGACAGATGAAGAGAAAGCCAAACAGCTTCCAGACCCCATTGGATATAAGCTGCTATGTATCGTTCCGGATGTATCGGAGCATTATGAGGGTTCCACCCTTTTAAAGCCCTCTGATTTTATGCGCCGGGAGGAACAAACCACAACCGTGCTTTTTGTAGTGAAAGTAGGCCCAGATGCTTACAAAGATACTACAAAGTTTCCCAGTGGCCCTTGGTGCAAGGTGGGAGATTTTGTAATGACCCGTACCTATACCGGTACGCGCTTCAAAATGTATGGCAAAGAGATGCGTTTAATTAACGACGACCAAATTGAAGGCGTTGTACAAGATCCGCGAGGTATTAGCCATGTCTGAGTTTAAATTCCCAGATGAAGTTGAGAAAGAAACCCCCAAGGAGGACAAAGATGAGGTCGAGATTGAGCTTGTTGATGACACTCCGGAGGTTGATAGGGGCCGTGCGCCGCTTGATAAAGAGGTAGCAGACCCCCATGAGGAAGAATTAGCCTCATATTCCAAGAACGTTCAGGCCAGAATGAAGGAATTAACCCGAGTTCGGCACGATGAACGTAGGGCAAAAGAGTCCCTAGCCCGAGAAAAGCAGGATTTAGAGCGTATTGCACAACAGCTTTACGACGAAAACAACCAGCTTAAAGAGTATGTCCAGACCGGAAGCAAGCAATATATGGATCAGTCCAAGACATTGGCTGAAAATGAGCTTGAATCCGCCCGGAGTCAGTATAAAAAAGCCCAAGAAGCCTTTGATGCAGACGCTATTTTGGCTGCTCAAGAGGCCCTTTTAGAGGCAAAAATGAAGGTAAATGCCTTAAATAATTATAGGCAGGCCCCTTTACAAGAGCCTCAAAATAAGGTACAACCGCAACAATACAGAGAACCAGAGCCTGAACTAGACGAAAAAACCCTGCGCTGGCAGGCCAAAAACCAGTGGTTTAGTGCAGAAGGCTTTGAGGATGTATCCAGCTACGCATTAGGGCTGCATAAAAAACTAATGAACGCAGGCTATAACCCGCGCAGCGACGAGTACTTCAATGAAATTGATACTCGCATAAAGGATAAGTTCCCAGAGGTATTTGGGAATGAGAGAGCTAAGACAAATGAGTCCTACAAAAGACCTGTTTCGGTAGTCTCGCCTGCTGCACGTTCATCAGGCAAGAAAACGATCCAAATGACCCCCAGAGCTTTGGCTTTGGCAAAGAAATTTGGCATCACCCCGCAGCAGTATGCTATTCAACAAGCAAAATTGGAGAACTCAAATGAATGAAACTCGCAAACCCCGTGACCTAGAGGCACGCAGTGAATCTGTAAGGTATGTTTATAAACCGTCTAGTTCTTTGCCAGACCCCAAAGAAGAACCCGGATACACCTATCGCTGGATAGCGACGGCAGTACATGGTAATTCTGAGGTAATGATGACAAATGTATCCCGCAAATTGCGTGATGGATATGTCCCAGTTAAGGCAGAGGATCATCCGGA